CGATCGCCCCGCAAATCGCGCTCTTTGGCGAGGAGCTCCTCGATGTGCTTGAGGCGCGCCATCACCTCCTCTTGGCGTTCCCGGCAATGGCGGATCACGCGCGAGAGCGTGGCGTTTTCGGTCAGCAGATGCATTGCGACGTTGTCGAGGCGTTCGATGTTGGTATTCATTTGGCTGGGAAGTAGATGCGAGGCTTGTATTCGGGCGAGTCGAGGAATTGCTGCGACGGCTTATGCAGCCAGAGGCCGCGGATCGGCTCCTCGCCGCCCTCCCGCTGCTTCCAGACCGTAAGCTGGCCGTCCTTGGCCTTCTCGAGCGCAAAGCGCGTCTGGATGTCATTCGGGTTAACCATCTGCAGCCGCTGCTCCTTGTCCTTGTTGCGCCAGACCGTGAAGCCGTTGTGCACTAGGTCAGCGAGCGTGCCTGAGCCGCGCACGTCCATCTTTCCCGGCACCTGTGCCTCGTCCTGGCCCTTGCGCGGATGCGCGACGATGTGTACGTGCCCAAACTTGCCGGCAAAGGTGGTCAAGGCTCCAACGAACTCCTTCTGCTGGTCGTAGTCCTCTTCGCCAATTCCGCAGCGGACGAGCGAGTCGATGACGAATCGCGTGCAGCCGTAGCGCTTGGCCGAGTATTCCATAATCGGCAGCAGTTCGCGCCACGGCATCACGCCGACTCGGTCAATGATCCAAAAGTGCTGCGCGAGCCATTGCAAAGCCTGCTGCGTCGGTTGCTCCTCGGTCTTCGCAGGCATCTTGCCCATCGTCATTCGCACGAGTTGCGCGGCGATTTTGGCCCCCGGCATCTCAAGCGACGCGACGCACACGTTCTGTCCCTGCGATGCATCGTGCAGCGCGAATTGCATCAGCAACTGGGATTTGCCGTGGCCGTTGATTCCCGACCAGAGCGTGACCTCACCGTGGCGGCAGCGCCAAGGCATCGAGATAGGTGGCTCCGTTCCGATTGCGCGTTCGCTTGTCGGATGCAGAGCCTCCCACGCATCCGCAGCAAAGTCTCCAATCGAGCGGAGCGTGTCTGGGTCCAGCGTGCGCGCTTCAGCAACTGCGGCCTGCCATTGCTCGCGGCCCATATCGAAGTGCATCAGCCCTTCGTTCGCGTCCTTCATCGGCAGCGTCACGCGATAGCACCGCGTTCGGCCGAGCCGCTGCGCGATCTGCTCGGCGCAAGCATTCCCTTCCGAGTCCATATCGGTGCAGATGAGAATGCGCTCGAATCGCTCAAGCGCTTCGTAGTCGTGCTCGATCCAGTCGAATGCCTTGACCCCTCGCGGAATTGAAAGAGCACGCGTGCCCCAGGATGCGACGGTAAAGGCATCAATCTCTCCTTCCGTGATGCAGATCTCACGGTCGTTCGGCTGCACGGTCTTCCATCCGATTAGGTGATCGCGAGAGTCTGCAGTCGACCAGGCCCGCTTTTTACCGTCGTCATCTCGCTCGACGGCTAGGAATTTGATTAGGTCGACGGCCTTCCCGGTCGGTTCGTGCGCTGGAAAAACGCAAGTTGCGCCGTGGCTTCCGTGGTTCATCTGGCCGACCTCGTAAGCGCGCAGAACCTCCGCTGGAATGCATCTCTCCTTCGTCAGATAGTCGAAGACGTCGCCGCCGCTTTCCAGCGGAGTGGCCTTGTCGAGCGTCGGACGAACGAACTTTCGCTCGGTTGCGAATGGCCGAGCAAACTTTCGATCTCCGCGATCTTCGATCCCGAGCCAGCCCTTGATTTCGCGCAAGGCTGAGACGAAGTCGTGTCCCTTGCATTCCATCCAAAGCCCGATGATGTCGCCTTGCTTATTCGCGGCGAAGTCGGCCCATAGACCAGCCTTCGTGCCCTTTAGGCGCACCTTGAGCGATGATCCTGCGTTGTTGTTGACATCGCCGCAGATCCATTCGCCGCCCTTTTCAATTCCGTTCGAGAGGAGTAGCTTGCAGACGTCGAGCGTCCGCGATGCGAGCATCGCCTTGATTTCAGCGGCGTTCATTTGGTGTTTTTGTAGCCAGGCAGGATCGGTTGCGACATCCGTGCCAACCAATCGTCGGTTGACTCGCCCTCTGCGCCCCCGCAGCCCGACCAATGTTTGGCGAGCGCGGGAGCCGTGAGTGCGGCGTTGGGGAACTTGCGCGCGTAGGTTGCTGCGCGACGTTTGATTTCGTCTGGCGTCACGTCTGGCGACGCGCCCTTAATGTCCTTCAAGGCTCCATTGATGGCACCTCGGCCGCTTTTCGTCAGGCTGGCGAGGTCGTTGCCCGTGACCGAGCAAAGAGCCTCAAAGACCAAGTCTTTCGGCCTTCCTTCGGCGACGGCTCCGGCCGGCGCAATGGTCCCTGATCCCTGATCCCTGATCCCTGATCCTACCACGACAGTTCTCGAAGCCTCCGCGAATGCTCGCGAACCTTCGGCGAATGGCGGCAGCTTCGAGGCTGATGGCTTATCTATCTTCTGATGTTCGCGCCACTTAGGGAGTTCGAGATATGTGTTTCCTTCGACGACATAGCGCCGAATGCAGCCCTCAGCCTCTAATTCGGCCAGCCAGCCCTCGATGGCCTTCGGAGCGTCGTCGTCGTATGGAAACAGAAGGCTCGCGAGGAATCGCGAGGCCGCGCGAGTCTTACCTGAATCGTCGCAAGCGCTGAAAAGCCCGATAAAGAGGAGTCGCGATTCCCGGCTTACTCGCGAGAGCGATTCCGACTGCCAGAATTCTGGCTTAATTGTTCGGATTCTCATTTCGCGCGTTGGTCCGAGAGTCATAGAGGCCGGCATCAGCGCGGAACTTGATCCGCTGCAGCGAGTCGATGAGTGCTGGCATTGCGTGCGCCGTGACGTGGATGATCTCAGTCACCTCTTCGCCTGGAGCGCCGATGGTCTGAGAGATCAAAAAGTGTCCGTCGCTGTCGGCGGAAACGATGATTGCGGATTGGCCGGCGACGGCGAGGTAACTACCTGCTTCGCGACCTTCGATTAGTTTTTGCATAGTCAAACAAAGACCCCGGCCCGCCTGCGGTGACACTTGCGCCGAGACAACGACGAACTCGGTGCAGACGCAGACGGCCGGGGAAATGTGGTGTTTGCTGACATACGGAACGAGTGTCACCTCGCCGCTTTGTCCTCAGCTTGCTTGAGGTTGCTGATCCCTCAAACAAAAAATCTGTCCGAGCATCTCGAACGTGCCAGCCGAAACCAGCTTGTCCGGCGTGACGCGAAGCAAGCGCCAGCCGAGGACGGCCGCGCGGTTGTACTTTTCCATATCCTTGACGAAGCCTGCGCCCCGCGTGTGCCGGCCTCCGGTCCAGACGCCGCCCTCGACCTCGAGCGCAAGCATCTGCTGCGGCCAGGCGTAATCGAAGCGCCAGCGCCTCTTCGCCTCGAACTTCCACTCGCGCTCGGGCCGCGGCAGTCCGCGAACCTCCAGCGCGCGCAGGAAGACCTCGGCGCGGTCGAAGGCCCGCTTAACCTTCGGATCGGGCGCAGGGTCAGGCTCGCGAGCAATCGTCTTCGGCCGCTGCGCCTGCGCTAGCTGCCGCGCGATCTGGAGGCGGTAGCGATCGGGGAGGTCGGCGATGGTTGGCTTGCTCACGGCTGCGCCTCTTTTGATTGGTGCCAAGGGTCGCGACATATTGCGATGTCACCGTTGAAGTACGTCACGATGTAGCCGGCCTGCACTAGCAACTCGCGCAGCGCATTGTTTTCCTTTTGCAGCTCTACGATAATGTGGCGCAGCGCGTGCTCTCGTGATGTGATAGGGTCATTTGACTCACCTGATTTAATTTCGTTCACGGCTTCACCCCTCTCCGTCGCAGCAGGTGCGCGCGTTCCTCGCCGGTGATGTACTCGCGGCGGTAGCCCTTGTTGTAGATGCGCTGGCGAACGGCGGCCTGCTGCATCCGCACGGCGGCTTGGATCTCCTTGAAAGGAGCGAAGCGCGCGACCATCTCGTCGATCACCTCGCTCTTCGGGTTAGGTCGTGCGCTCATCGTTTTTTAAACCTCCCGCACTTGTCGCGGCGCTCCGCGTCCCGCTTGATGTTGAGGAAGAAGCTGTCCATCCACTCGCGGTCGCGGCCGAGTCGCTCGCCGTTCTTGAGTCCCCAGAGGAAGCCCAGCGAGATGCCGGCGCAGAGCATTATCGCGCCCAGCGCGAAGATCTCGAGCGCGTTCATTCGTCGCCTCCTTTCCCATCCTGAGCGGTGAGCAGCGCGTAAGCGACGACGGCGATCAGGAGCACCGTCAGCCAAGCTAGGGTGTTGAGCGTCATCGCGCGCCTCCTTTGTACCACTCGGGTAGGTCGATCTCCTGCACGTAGTCTGGCATATTGGGCCAGCGGTTCGCCTCGATGCAGCCCTTGAGCCGCACAAGGTCGGAGAGCGTTTCCTCCTGGCCGCGTTGCAGCGCGGCGTTCGAGACCTTGTAGACCGCCACGCCGTATGGCTCGCACTTCTCGACGGCCACGAAAAAGAAGTCGGTGCAGGCGATGCCGCAGTCGTACAAGAGCGGAAGGTAGAAGCCCGCTTGCCGATGGTAGCCGAGGCTGACGAACGCCTTCTCGAAGTTGCGGAAGGCGCCGTCGTCCAAGCTCTCGACCGTCTTCAAGTCCACGACGTAGGGCCGCGGGCAAAGCGCGCAGCCTTCGGCGTTGAACCAGTCCGTCCGAGCTTGGACGTTGAGCGTCGCGAACTGCTTCCGCCAGACGAGCTCGGGCTCGCCGGCGTCGAAGAGCTCCGAGGCCGCAGGATGCGCCATCACCGCCTCGAGCATCTGCTCGACCAGAGCGAAGTCCTCGCCATCGAGGATCGTCTTTCCGGCGTTGGCCTGGGCGAACTGTTCCCACGCGGCCTTGCCCTCCTTCGTGCGCCGGTCGATTCCGTCTGGCCGGCGAGCGTACAGCGCGCCGTAGGTCTGCGGCTCGAGCACCGCAGCGTGCGTCGCGCGGCCGATAGCGAACGCGGAGGAGTCCGCGTCAGGCACGGCCTTCAGCACGTACTTGCGGTGATAGAGCGCCGGCCGGCGGCGGAAGACCTCGAGCTTCGAGTGGCTGATGGCGTCCGTCGCGTGATAAACCTCGGACGGCTCGCCTCGAATCGCGGCGTTCATTGAGCACCTCCGATGTCGAGCTTGGCCTGGAGCGGATCCACGACGGCTTCGGACTCGTCCTTGAAGCGGACGCTCCAGCCGACCTTGACCGTTACCGTGGGCGCCATCGCGAGCGCGTCCCACTCAATCGTGAAGCTGGCCTTAGCCTTCGGCTCGGCCTGCGTGTCGTCGTCGACGAAGGATTCTTCGGCGGCTTTCCGCATCGCGTCGTAATGCGTCTCGAGGAGCGCGCGGACTTGTTCGCTGGCAGCGGCGATCACCGCGGCCTTCTTGATTTCGTGTGTGGTTTCCATTTTGGAATGTGCTTAGAGGTTGTCGCCGAGGCCGCGCGGCGTGACGTTGACCGGCTCGGCCGGGATATCGCGTGCCTCCTCGACGGTGCGGAGTCCCTTGAGGACGTCGCCGAACAAGTCGCGCAGCACGTAGCCGCGAGCGCGAAAGCGCAGCATCCGCTTTGGGTAGTCGGTCCACGGTCCCGACTTCGCCCAGAGCTTCGCGCGCTTGGCGTCTGCGACCGTGAAGGTCTCGACGGTGGAGGCGTCGCCGCGGGCAGCGGTCACGCGGTAGCCGTGCGCGTCGGTGTTGGGCTCGCCGATCTCCTCCTCCTTGTACGAGGTCAGCAGGCCCGAGGCGCGAACCAGCGCGAGTGCGGCGTCGCCATAAATGGCCGGCCGTCCGTTGATAACCGCGGTATTCTGGAGCGCAGCCATCGGGGTCAGCCCGAGCTCGGCGCCAAGCTGGATCGCGACGAGGACGCTTTCCGGCTTCTCCATTCCCTTTGGCGCAAAGCCCGAGGCGACGATGGCGTTGGCGAATCGGTAGGCGTCCTCCAGCGAGGCAAGCTGCACGCCCTGGGCGCCGAAGGTGACCGGCGCTTTGTTGATCTTGGCCGCGGGCGTGGCCGCGAGTTGCGTATCTTCTTTGACGGTTTCGGTGTTCATTGTCTGGCTCTTGTTCTGTTGTGTTTTGCTTCTGGGTTGAGGGCGCGGCTGGGAAGTCTCGGTCGCGCCCTTTAAATTTAGAACGGCACTTCCTCGGTCAGCGTCTCGGTAACGAGCGTGACCTTGCTGCCAGCGGCGAGCGTGCCGCGGTTGCCGTGCACCAGCTGGCGCGCGGCGTTGCGGAGGCGCACGTCCTCAGCCCGCGGAGGGAACGGCTTTCCGTTGTTGCCGATGCGCGGCTCAGGCTCTTGTGCGTACCACTCGACGCTCTTCGCGCCGAGCGAGCGCAGCGGCTTGCCGGCGTTCTTGCCGAAGTGCACCTCGACCGAGCCTGGGTCGGCCACGATCTCGCTGGGCTGCGGGATGTCCTTCGGCGCACCAGCTGGAGCCGGCGCGGAAGCTGCGGCCGGAGCCGCTGGCTTGTTGGCGAGCAGCGCGCGAATGGCGCGAAGCTCGGCGATGATCTGTTCTGCGTGTTGGTCAGTCATTGTGTTCTGGCTTTGGGTTTACGTAGTCCGAGGATGTGGCGCATCTCCCATTCGCGGAAGGACGCGGTGACCTGCTTGTGGATCTCGCGCCACGTCACCCAGCCCTCGCCGGGAATGAATACCCAGTAGTGCGAGCGCTCCTTGTGCCCGTGCGTCCCGGTGTAGCGCGCCGCGGAGTGGCCGCCGCCGCTGGTGTTCTTGATCGGGTTGCTCCGGTTGAAGTTGTTGTTCATCGGCCGAGCAGGCGGAACTGCTTGCCCTGCATCGCGAGGATCTCGCGCGTGTAAGTGAGCGCGTGCTGGCGCATAGACGACCGAGCGCACCGGCGCGCAAGCTCGTCGCGCGCGAACTCGGCGTAATGCCGGAAGCAGACGGCTTGGCCGAGCTCGTAGTGCGCGAAGGCGAGGCCGCTGCCGAAGAGGCGCTTGCGTGCTTTGGTCATCGCATCGCCCTCCGCACCTTGTCGGCGTAAGGCAGCGTGGCCTGCTTGCGCGCCCCGGCAGGCCCACCGTTATGTACGCGAGCCAGAGTGTCCACGTCGCCCTGCGCCCACGCCTGCGGCGCGTATCGCTTAAGGTAGGCGGTCGCGACGCGGCGCGCGTAGGCGAGGTCGGTCACCTGCGAGTAATCGCCGGCGACGCGCGAGTCGGCGTGATAGGCGCGGCTGATTTGGAGTGGCCCTAGGCTGCGTCCGTTGTCGCCGAGGATGGCGCCTTGGCGGCCGCTGGTCTCGACTTGATGAAGCGCGCGCCAGAAGGACTCAGGCGGCGCGGCGTGGCTGGCGGAGGCCAGCGCTAGGAGCAGAGCGAGGCGCTTCACGGCGTCACCTCCGCGTACTTTGCCGCCTCGTCGAACGTCTTGAAGTGCTCCGCGTCCATATCGCCAGCGCTGACGTAGTAATTGCCGAACTCCTCATCCCAGCAGATCATCGCGAGCAGCGAGCCGCGGCGGGAGCGAACTTCCCAAACGGAGTCTTGAGTCTGATGCAGAATCTTTCCGGTCATTGTCGTTGTTGCGCCGGGGCGTGATTGCCTCCGACAGCACCGACAATGCAGACCCGCGCGCCGCGGTCAACTCTTTTTCTCAAAATTCTATCCGGCTGAATCTGACAGTCAGACGTCGACGGCGTCCGCTAGCGCATCGCTGCCGAAGTCGCAGCTGATCGGCTCGGCCTTCGCCGCGACATAAAGCTGCGCGAGGATGCCTGGGCTCGTGAGCTCGGGGTTGCTGAGGTACTGGTCGAACTTCGCGTCGCGCAGCCAGAGCTT